GCCCAGATTAGCTTGGGTACTGATGTTACCTGAGTACAGTGTACCGATATTGGCCTGGGTACTGATGTTACCTGAGTACAGTGTACCGATATTGGCCTGGGTACTGATGTTACCTGAGTACAGTGTACCGATATTGGCCTGAGTGGTGGCATTAGTGACATTGGCGTATGTCTGATAACTGCCCAAGTTGGCCTGGATAGCGACAATGGCTGCATTGGCAGCAGTGATGTTGGCATTGATTGTAGATAAATTACCGGCTATAAAAACTGCCACATTGGCATTGCCGTAACTAAATGCTCCACCAATCAACCCTACCACTGTGGAATTCAGTGTGGCGATGGCCATATTGGCTGCTGCAACGTTGCCATTGATGGAATTGATGCTGACCGCCTGACTGGCTGCATTGGCATTGCTGATTACAAGATTGGCCAGATTGATATTGGCCCAGGTATAGAATGATCCAATATTGGCGGTTATGGAGTTGAGACTGACGGCCTGACTGGCTGCATTGGCATTGCTCCAGATCTCATAGGCCCCGATATTGGCTGTAATGGTGTTTAAGTTGACTGCCTGACTGGCTGCATTGGCATTGCTCCAGATCTCATAGGCACCGAGATTGGCGGTGATGGAGTTGAGACTGACGGCCTGACTGGCTGCATTGGTCAACAGCGTGGCAATATTGACGTTGGCGGCCGTTATTTGTGCAATGTTGGCAAACCCAGTACCGGCATTGATGCCAGCAACATCCAACGCCAGAGATACTATGGCAGAATTTATGTTGCTGATACTGGTATTTTGTGTGCCGATGGTGGCATTGGCGTAGGCCTCAAACGCACCCACATTGGCGTCCAGTGTAGTTAACTGGGTGGCAATGTTGGCGGTGGTGGCATTGGCTGAGATCTGGTAGGCACCGAGATTGGCGGTGATGGAGTTGAGACTGACGGCTTGGCTGGCTGCATTGGCGTTGCTCCAGATCTCATAGGCACCTAGATTGGCGGTGATGGAGTTGACAGCCAGGGTCAGGTTACCGAGCAAGGACTGAGTGGTGATGTTGCCGGAATACAGCAGACCGATATTGGCATCGTGTGTCTGTATTCGGCCATTGGCATATGTCTGATAACTGCCTAGGTTGGCCTGGGTGGTGATGTTACCGGAGTACAGCAGACCGACATTGGCTGTAGTGGTGTTTAAGTTGACGGTCTGGGCGGCCAGATTGGCATTGCTCCAGATCTCATAGGCACCCACATTGGCGGTGATGGAGTTGACGGCCAGGGTCAGGTTGCCGAGATTGGCTGTTGTTGATATCTCGTAAGCACCGAGATTGGCCTGAATGGCCGCCGTGGCTAGATTCAGTGTACCAACGTTGGCCGACAGTGTGGTTTCATACGATCCCACATTGGCATCTAGTGTAGACACACGGCTGTTGACTGTTGTGGTGGCAGCCGTGGCCGCAGCGACATTGGCTGAAACGGCGGCAATGTTGCTCCATACTGCCGCAGAATTGGCCAACAATTGGTTGATGTTTGTAGTGGCGGTGCCGACATTGGCTGACATGGCACTCTGGACCAAGTTTGCAGCGGCGATGTTGCTCTGTAGACTGATGATATTGCCGTAGTCGGCAGTGCTGTTGGCGGCAAGTGTAACAATATTGCCCTGTGCCGTGGCTAGATTGGCCACTAGAGTGTTGATACTCACGGCCTGAACGGTGGCATTACTCTGCAGCACTGCAATGTTACTCTGGTTTGTGGTGACCGCAGTCTGTAGGGCGGCAATAGCCAGATTGGCTGCTGCAACATTGCTATTAATGGCAGTTGCATTGATAGTACCGAGATTGGCGTCGAGAGTCTGGATACGTAGATTGGCTGCCGTGGCTGTGGACTGTAGAATAGACACATTGGTCTGCAATTGGCCGGCCAGCACACTGATACTGGTGATATTTGTAGTGGCCGAGCCCAGGTTTGCGTCGTGAGTCTGGATACGTAGATTGGCTGCGGCAATATTGGCCGTGATACCGGCGATATTGAGATTGGCTGTGACGTTGGCTGTGACGTTGGCTGTAATGTTGGCTGTGATGTTGGCTGTGGTGGTGGCCAGATTGGCAGTCACAGCAGCATTGGTGTAGGCCACAGCGGCAGCGTTGGCGGCCGCCACGGTCACTGCAAGGTTGGCCTGGCTCACAGCCCCGGTGACGTCATTCACGGTCAACACAACATTGCCGATTCGGCCGGCCACCGACATTACCGGAGCCTGTACGGTGACATTGCCCGCGGCTATATTTGCAAAATTCTGGTTGATGGTGCTGAATGCTGTGCGCAGCGGATCACCAGTGCCATCGCCGGGGTATGTACCAATGTTTACATTTGCAAATGGGAATGTCATGAAATCTGTCCTCGTATGCTGTATTTAGCACGACAACAGATTTCAATTTAACGTGTTAGTGGGATTGTCAGTAGGGGCTAAAGCTGGATCCGCATCCGCAGGTGGTCTTGGCCTGTGGATTCTTAATGCTGAAGCTGGCACCGTATTGATCTTCACGCCAGTCGATTTCGGCACCCTGGAGATAGTTGCCGCTGGTGCTGTCCACCAGCACCTGTACTCCGGAAAATTCCAGAGCCCAGTCATCTTCGGCAGTTTCCTCGTCCATGGTGAAGCCATAATTTAGGCCCGAACAGCCGCCGCCTTCCACAAATATTCTCAGTTTGAGGCTGGGGTTGTTTTCTTGGGCCAGGATGTCCTGTAATTTTGATACTGCGCTTTCAGTCAATGTTATCATGATGTCATAGCCTACGGTTAACTGCGTCCCAATCAATGATGCGCCAGATGTTGTCTAGATACTTGTCTTTTTTATTTTGATAATCACCTTGATAGGCATGTTCCCACATATCAACTATAAAAGCGATGTCTGTACGTTTTGCGTGATTGGTAATGGTTTTGATAGTACCCTGGCGGCTGAGATAAACCCAGCCTGATCCCTGTATGTTCATGGCCTCCTCTTTGAAGGCTGTTTTGAAGTCAGTGAAGTTGTTGTGATTACGTTCGATAATGGTCAGTATCTGCCCATGAGGTTGACGAGATTTTGGTGCGCCGAACTGACCGAATAGTATCCGGTGTAGATCGGCGCCGGCTTCATTGAAGGCCGCATCGCCTTCTCCAGAATTATATCTCGCCACATAGCCGCGGTAGAGTTTTCCATAATGAAACTCCACAGTTGTGGCGCTCATGACAGGTGCCAGAGCACCTGGAGCATAGGGCAGTTTGATCTGCTCCAATTCGGGCCGAGCCTGGGCTTCTAATAGATCAATGGTGTCGCGGATATCCATATGATTATTTATTTCGGTATACAATGCGACCGCGAGTAACATCATAGGGTGACATCTCAATTTCCACTGAGTCGCCCAGTAATATACGTATGTTATTCTGTCTTAATCTGCCACTGATTGTGGCCAGTATAATATGTTTTTCGTTGAGTCTCACGCGGAACATAGCACCCGGTAGGCACTCGTCAATGGTGCCTGTCATTTTAATAATATCGTCTTTGGCCAATTTAGGTACTATGTCTCCGTTAAGTACTGTTATTTATTGATTGAGCGTAAAACCATACGATCTTTAGTCGTATGGATGTAAGCGAACTGACTATCCCTGTTCTGCTATGTATTGGGCAATCACATCAGTTGAAGCATCGCCAGTTGAGCAAACAAAATACCCAGCAGACCAAAACACCTTCTCTTTCCAAAACTGCTGTCGTAACTCATTCTCATAACAAAACCATAGTTTGATTGTAGTCATTTGCTTCAACAGACGAACTATCTGTGCTATCGATACATCTGGAGTGTAATCAACAAGTAGATGAATATGATCTTTGTCTACCTCCATAACCTGTATGTGAAAATCATCTGTTTCATACCCAATGATAGTTTCTTTAGTTAGGTCAGCAATGTGTTTTCGTGATAGCAGTTTCTTTCTGTATTTGACACAGAACACAATATGACATTTCAAAGAATATTTACGCGACATAACACTATTTATGCTATCTGCAAGACAAACGGCATAAATACATTTATGTTCAAATCATACCGATTCCGACTTATGCCCAACAAGCAACAGATAGAACTTCTCAATAAATGGGAAGGGCATAGTCGCTGGTTATGGAATCACTTCCTCGATTTGGAGCAAAAGGAATATGCTGCAAATAAGAAGTTCATATGGCGTTATGATTTGATCAATCTCATACCGGAATTGAAGAAGCAAAATGAGTGGCTCAAAGAGGCACCAAGTCAATCACTTCAACAAATAGGCACATCGCTTGACACTGCCCTGAAAGGGCTGAAGACAGGTAAGGGCTTCCCCAAGTTCAAGAAGAAGAATGTGCGTAATGGACAAATACTGATTCAGAATAGTCCAACACAGATATTCCCAAGCAAGACACATATCAAACTACCCAAAATTGGTTCTGTGAAGTGGATTCAACATAGGGAACTACCTACAGGTAAAATCAAATCTGTGTCAATAACACGAGATGTAGACAAGTGGTTTGTGTCGGTGTTAGTTGAAGTAGCAGATGTTGTGAACCCACCTGTGGATCCATCTACTTGTGTGTCTATTGGCATCGATCTGGGGATCAAACATTTCATTGTTGATTCAAATGGAAAGAAAGTAGACTCGCCAAAGTTTCTACAACAAAAAGCACAACGACTAAAGAGATACCAACGACAGGTATCACGAAAACAAAAAGGAAGCAATAACCGAAAA